CTCCTAAAATAAGTTCAACGATTCTCATATATGTATAACGTATTAATTTATTATTTTGTTTATCCTATACTTGCTCCCTGTATAATATTTCTGTCTAACTCTTGTGCAGAGGTTACATCATTAGAAACTACAAAAGCTCTTAATGGTTGCTGTCCTTGTGAAGCTAACACTTCTGCTAATTGGTCAGAAGTGCTTTGTCCTACAATATTAAAGGCAGGTGCTTGTGATGCAGGTGCGTTCGGAGAAGTAGGCGTTGGAACACTCACACCACCTCTTGGTATTGCAGATTTTGCTTTACCTACTGCTGAAGTCATAGAAGCAACTACACCTGCTGCTTGAGCTGCATACGCAATAAGTAATGGTACGTTTTGTGGAAAACCTGCTTTTAAAGTCGCTGTAAAACCCTTACTAACATCAACACCTGATTCGGCACTCTTTACTGCAATTTCAGTTAGTGCTTTTTTAGCATTTAACATCATTTCTTTTAAAACTAAACCTTGCTTTGCTATAAATGCTATCCTACCTATCATTGATTCCTTATTGACCAATCCTGCTATTGCATCAACAGCCATTTGTTTGTTTTTTACTCTATCCATTTCAAGTTGAAACTCCTCTTCGTTTGCTTCTTTAATAAGGTCTAATCTTTCTCTTTCTAATGAATTTATGTTTGTTAATTGTTCTGATCTAAAACCTGCAACTTGTGCTTGTACCCCTGCTAACTCATTCTGAGCATTTATTAATTCAACTTGTAGTTCTACATTGTCTTTGTTTTTAGCTAATTCTCTTTCGGCTGCTTTTACCCGAAGTTTAACATTTTTAAGCATCTCCTCTTCTTGCTTGTCAAGTATCTCTCCTAACTTCTCATTAGCCTTAATTCTCTCTTCTATAGTTTTACTTTCATCATCTCGTATCTGTCTTTGTTTCTCAGCTTGTAAATCAAATTTTTCAATTAAACCTTGTTGTAAAGCATCAGCAATTTGGACCTGTTTGTTTAAATCAATAGTTTCTGTAGCTGCCTCTACTGTAGATTTTACATATCCTGTAACTGCTTTTGTTACCTTACCTACTGTCTCCACAGATTTCTCAAAAGTATTATCTACACCTGTAAGTACATCCAATGATTCTTTACCTGCGCTTTTGACATCTTCCAAAGCACCTGCAAAGTCTCCACTAAACACTTTTTTAACTGCACTTGCTAAAAAACCTAATGTATCTAAATAAGATTCAAACCTTTCTTGTATGTTTCTTTTAAATGCATTTGCAAAGTCAATTAGTGATTCTTTTGGGTTTTCAAATATGTCTGTAAAAAAACTTGTGATTGTTCCTACATTGTTTTCTAAGAATCTAAAAAAATCATTAAAAGCAATAGATAAACTTTCAAATGCTATGTTAAAGGCATCTGTTACCTTTTGGTTTTGTTCAAAGACTTCTTTTAGCTTACTAAAGGCTGCAAGTAAAAGTCCTATACCAATAGCTTTAAGTGTTGTGCCTATTTTCTTTACACCTTTAGCTGTGTCTTGTGTAGCTTGTTCTACACCCTCAAAACCCTCAGCAGTTTTATCTACATTTTTATTGAGGGTTTTAATATCTTTATTTATTCCCTCAACATCTTTTTCTATCTTGTCGGTTTTTGCTTTTAATTCTATTATTACTTCTTTTGCCATTCCTTTATTGTTTTAAATGTTTCTTTAAATGTCTCAGGGTATTTGTATTTGCCCTTTGCTATGTCTATAAGTTCTGATCCTCCCTCTACATAGGGTAGCATCTCTAAAATGTTTTTTATCATAATACGTTTAATAATTCTATGTCTGCTTCGCCTGTTGTTAGGTTTGTAGTGATACTGTTTATTCTATACTCTGTTCCTGATATTCTAAATTTATCTGCTAAAGAATAGTTTAATAATATATTCATGGGTAATCTTGCTTTTATTTTGCTTAGTCGATTCTTACTATCAAACACTTGAGTTATATAAGTAGAATAAAAGTTTTGAAACAATGTACCTGTAAATGTATCATCTCCTGTATATTCGTTTAGCTCGTTAAAGAAGTTTATGTTTGCTGTACTTGTGCCTGAAGCAAATGCTACAGAATTACTTGGCATATTTATTGATCCTGTTATCTCTACGTCTGTGTGAAATGTACCATCTTCATTTATTACTGTTACAAAACTTATAGTCTTACTTCCAACAGAAGTATATACAGGATAAAACAAAACAGGCTTTCCTATATATGAATCTTGGTTATCATCTACACTCCAACCCCATTGTGTAGCTGTAGAACTTGAATCGTGTATATCAACAAGTCTTTCAAACTTCATGTGTCCGAAAGGTAGTTCTATTTTATATAAGCCACCATCTAAGGCTTCATTGTTGTTGAAATCAGATGTACCCCATTCTTTGTTAAATAGTTGATTGTGTATTGCTGCAAAAAAAGTATCTGTATCGCCATAACCAAATTGTATTTCTTTAAATGGTAAAGCTACGTTTACTTGACTTGATTCTACATCTACATATTGTGTTATGTCGTATGTTGCACCTCCTGAATAATAACTATCTAAAGTCTTAACTACAATAGTACCTGCGTTGTTTACAAATGCTGTAAGATTAAACATCTTAAATATGCCTGATAAAAAGTCTATTACTTTCATTTCAGGAATTTGGCTTGTAATTACAAACTCAAATGTAGCTGATGCTGTATAACTACTTGTGCTGAATTGGTCTGTTAATACTGTGCCAAACTCATCTGTAGTTATTGACCATCTTATATTACTAAATGTAACTGCTGAGGTTACTGTTATAGTTACTGTGTAGTCTCCTGCTTCAGCCACACTACCATTTAATGTAAAAAGATTTATAGTTTTTGAAGCAGATATACCATTTTCAGAAAAGTAACTTACACCATCTTTTTCTATTAAGATGTCATATGTGCCTGTTGGACTTGTCAATGTTAATGTAAAAGCAGTTCCAAAAGTTTCTGCATCTTCAGTCAATCTAAGAGTTGAGGTGGTAACCATTTGTGTATAGCCTGATGTACCTACACCTGTACTCCAACCATCTACTATACTTGGAAAGTTAGCTATTTGGTCTCCTGTTTCTACTACTCCTTTTTTTCTGTGTAACCACATAAATAACTTAGAGTATTGGTCGTTGCTTGTTTCTGTAAAGAAATCATTTGAAAATGTAAGACTGTATTGTGTTTGTATAGCTTCTATGATGTTATGTACTCTTATAGCGTATTTTAGATTATCCCATCTTACACCATGTTTGTTGCTTGTTGGATCTAAGTTACCTGTGTTGTGGTCGTTGTCTCCACTATCGTAATATAATCTTTGTGTGTGTGTTATAAGTGGTACGATTATATCGCTACTTGCAGGGTTTGTTTCTAAGTGTGTTTTAATACTACTTTCGTCAAAGTCTTTATTTAGTGAATTTAGCGATGTTAAGACGTTTAGTTTATCTTCTCCTATTATGTCTTTTAAATCTACTGTGTTACCAAAAAATGTAACCCTATATGCTGAGGGTTGATTGCTTTTCATATCTACACCCTCTAACTTTATTTTACCCTCTTTAAAAGGCACATGATTTAGTTCTATTCGTGCTGTAACTTTCTTACGAGCATCAAAAGCACTTTTAGTCAAAGAGGTATTAAGAATGTCAAAGTTATAGTAATGCTTGAATAGTTTGTTGTTTACTGCTGATGCAGGTAGCGTGAAAGTCTTTGTAAAAGTTGTAAAGATTTTTGCAATATCACGCACATTTTGGATTGTATCTGTGAGACTAACTGTTTCGTCTTTAAATAAATCAACCCTTGTGTCTTGTATATATAGTTGCAGTTCACGCTTCATACTATGTTATTGATAATATCGTTTGCCTCCTCTACCTCTAATGTGTATTGAATTAATTTATCGTTTACAGATGTCTTTTTTAATAAAGAGCTTGTGTTTACAATTACAGGTCTTACTTTGTTTCCGTCTGTTGTATTGTATTTTATCCATACATATTCACTTAGTAGTATATCTTCTATTACTTCGTTGTATGCTTCTATTAGGTAGTCAGTATTAAGTGTGTATCGTTTTCTGCCTGATTTATTAAATACAGTTGTTTGATGATCTTCTACATCATAGTTAGATGATGATTGATTAAATATGTTGCGTTTAAATGTCTCACTCTTTGTAGTCATGTTTTCCACATTCTTCAAAAAGAAATAAAAGTCTTGTGGTGCGCCTTTTCTATTTATAAACCTCATCTGTACAGGAGTGTATTTTGAACTACATATTCTATTAATAGTCCAAGTGTAATTACCTGATGCTGCTGTAACGCTTGTTGCTGAGGAGCTTATTGTTGTTTTATTAGGAGAGCCTGATTTCATATCCCAAGCAAAACTTGCTGTGTTATCAGGTAAATATAAAACTCTTGTTTCTCCTGTGTTTGTTAGTTCTTCGTCATCAGAATCAATGTCATTACCTGCTGTGCCTTGTGAGAAATAACTATATCCATAAAAACCTGTGTGTGTTACTGCTGCTTGTGGGCCTTGATTCGTGCCTGTACCATCTAAACCTGTAAATGTTGTTATTACATAAGATATAGCTACTGTGTCGTAATTAGAGCCTGTATTACCTCCAAAGTCAGGGTTATAATAATCTTTTGCTAAAGAAGATATTTCAAATACTGTTCTATTGCTTGTTGCGTTTTTGAGTATTGTATAACGCAAAGTACCATCTATCGTTAATGCCATTTGAGCTGACAGATGTGATGCTGTAGTTATTGTTACAAAAAAAGGTGTTCTTAAATATATGTTTGCCATTATATTGCGTTTTCTATGTCTATTCCAAATTTTCTTTGTAGTTCCTTAGGTAGTCTTTCAAAACCTACGTTAAAAGGTTTAGTAAAAAACATACTTGGTTTTATGCCTTTGTTGAATACGCTTCTTGCTATAAGATACTGTAAACTTTTTCTTGGTATAAATCTTCCTTGTTTGTCTCTTATTCCTTTTAAGCCTTTACGAATTACCCATTGACTAAAAGACTTAGCAGGAGGCATTTTAGACTTATAACTAAAAGGTGTATTGTACTTTGTTTTTTTACCACTTACACCCTGATCTTGAAACTGTCCATAGTCCTCCATCTCAAAGATTACACTTATAGAATCTTTACTTACATTTATATTATAGTCTAAACTATTATATAGCTTCTTAGAGCTGTTCTTTTTGCTTTTAGTTAGATTACTTCTTGCTTGTTGAATAACATACTTAGCAAAGTTGTTTAAAGCGTTTCTTGTTTCTTTTAGTTGCATACGTTTATATCATTACTAATTAATACATTAAACGTACATGCTACACCTGCCATTTGATTCTCAAATCTTTCGTAGAAGAACTCACAAGAAGCATCTCCATCTAATTGATATTTGTTTTGATATAGAGTGCCTTTACTAAGCAGACCTACTAATTTATTGGCTACAGCTAATTGTGTGTTTAGGATGTCTTGCTCGTTGTTGTTGCCTCTGAATACGTCTGTTGTTTCGTCCTTAGACTGATCTACTACATCCATGCACATTACTGTTATGTTGAAGTTGAGGACTTGTTCTTGTATAGTTACGTTGTTTACTATTATATGGCTTAAAGGAAAGATAGTTTGTTTAGATAAATCTATGTCGAATATATCGCCTGTTGTTACAGTATTGACATTCTCATCTGCTAATAGATTCGTCTTTATAGTGTCTGTGATTTGGTAATAGCCTCTTACTCCTTGATTCATCGATTAAATTTACTTTTTATATTCTTTGATTCTACCTCTGCTTTTTCTTTCATAAAACTTAAAGCATAAAGACAGGTGTGTATGTTTAGTTTAGTGATATCTTCAAATCTTCTAATATCTCCTTGAGAGAGTCCGAAAAGTGATTGATACCATCCCCATTTTCTACCGAAGTTAGATACTGCGCTAAGTTCGTTTCCTTGTCCTCCAAAGAGCTCAGCATAGCTTTTGACAAGTCCATCCCTAAATTGTAAAAAAAAAGTATAGAACTTAATACAGCATCCATAGGCATATTTAACATCTTCTCAGGATCATCTCCTGTATAGTCCTCAACAAGATACTTTTCTTTATATTTTTGTTTCATTGGTCTATATAAAACATTCATAGCTCTATGTATGTTGTTCATGTCTCCTATGTAAGTATCTAAGTCAATATACTCTCCAAATGTCATATCTTCTAACTTAGGCACAAAACCATAATTCCTACCACCCATTTTAAACTCTCTTACAAGCTGAGGTTTCTCATTAAACATTTCTGTAAGTATGAGGGTTATGTCTTTAATACTATTTGCTTTCATAGCCATTATTGTATTGCCTCTTAGTCCACAAAATATTTCTATCATTTTTATAGCTAAGAAGTTCTCATCTTCGTTGTTCTCTTGGATCTTTAGATACTTTTGGTATTGACCTAAAGTTATCTCTCTCAGAGTATCAGGAATATAAACCTCTACTTTCATATATATATAACGTAAAAAAATAAAGTTTTAGAAACTATCTAATTGCATATTGTCCTCTGTTTGGGTTTTTGAGTTGCATCATTAAAGCGTATCGTGCTGCATCTATACAATCAGGGTGTGTGCCTGTAGGTTTTTGTAAATTGTTTCCCTCTTTGTCTTTATCCCATACATAGCCTTGCAGCTCCCTAATTAGATTCTTAGAACTTGATGTAATGTAGATTTCGTTTTGGTTTATTAGGTTGATTCCGTAAACTATAGAATCTCTACCCTTTGATACAGGAAATACTTTGTG